TCAAAAATATATTTTTTTAAATCACTACCGAAATCAGGCATATATAATCTTTCACCTTTATTTGTTAATAGTAAATGTAATAAATCTGCCCTAACAGCATCTGCGTCAGTTGCGTTTAAGTTAAAGTAAAACCCTTCGGGGCTATCTTTAAAGGGAAAATCAATATTTATAAACCTTTGTTTTGCCATTTGTATATATAAATATTCTATTATTTATTTTTTGGAAGGAAAGGTTAATAATAAAAAAAGTCAGATTTCTCTGACTTTTAATTATTTGATTTTTGTTGCTCCTTTTTCGTGTTTGGGTATGTATGGACAATGTAGACATCCATTTCCACAACAACTACCCCTACTTACGTGTTGTTCCTTGGGTATTGGTTTTATCTTACGATTTATAGTTTCTTTAACGTATAAATCATATATCCAATCTTCTGTTGAGTTTATCATTATAAATCAGTAATGGTGCAACTTCCACCAGCGCAGGCTAATTCATCACTTAATGTTGTGTTGTCATCTGATTCAACAATTAGAGATAGATCAATATTATTTAAATGTTTTACCATTTCATTATACCTTTCTTCAGTGATATCCTCGAAAGGGGCTTGTGTATATGTACCACCGTTATAAGGTAATACAGATAAACCATTATAGTGTTCTTTATTTGTCCACATCCATTCTCCCGCTAATTCCCAATCTTCTTCTTTAAGTGATATAGTTGCGGAAACATTGTGAGTATTAGAACCATTTCTATGTCCACTTTTTACCCATTCTATCGCCACTTTTTTAACTCTTTCTAAAAGGTCAAAAGGTGATTCAGTTCTTAATATAGACCCCTTTGGTGCTTTCTGTGGGATAGTGATAATTGCCGTATCATGTGACCTAAAAAAATCATCCTCTAACAACTCAGGATGGTGAACAATTAAGTGTTTATATATAGATTCATTTTTACCCACTCTAATCCTTCTAATATAGTAATCATTGTGCCAAGCATGTATTCCTGATGATGTCCCTAAAGTAAGGGATGTAGTTCCGGCCGGTTTTACAGTAGTACATCTAGCAGATTTATTAATGTCAATAATTTTCGCAACTCTACTATTCTCTCTTTTTACAATATCCGCAGATTTTTCTAAATCATAACCTAATACTATACCACTTCCAATTCCAGTCATAGAAACACCTATTAGAGCGTCTTTCTCTGTAGTTTCTTGCCATATCTCTCTAAGATAATGAAAGCCCGTATAACCAGCTTGTAACGTCCCTATGAACGCAGCAGCTTTAACTCTCACATTTAAATCTTCTTGTGATTCGATATTAGAAACGTTTACTTCACATAAGTTACAGAACTGAAATGGTCTTAGTGCGATTTCACAATTATGAACAAAAATGCCTGAACTATTTATAAAGTTATCATCAGTACTAGACGTTATAATACCAAAATTATGAGTCCCCTCAACTGTCATATCATAAACATCTTCTCTTTCTGATATAAAATCAACACTAACAACCTTATGGTTTATCATTTCACATAGATCATCCTGTAATTCAGATATAGTATTAACATTCATTTCAGTTAACCTACCTTTAGATAAAAATTTAACATTACATGTTTCTAATATTTCCTTTTGGGTTAACCTTTTCAACTTTTGTACCCTTCTAGCCCTCAACCTAATTAACATTTCCTCAGTTGTTATTCCGTTAGAATTACTATTTTTTACACCTAATTGTCTACTTGATTGTTTCTCTTTCCAAGAATCTAAATCTTTAATCTTAAAAAAAGAATTCTTATCCCCTAACATATGGTTTCTATTATGTTCTTTTGCATTAATAGCTTCTAAGTTTTCTGGTAAATCATTTAAACCATTACCATCTATATGGTGGATATGTTGTTTTTCATACCCATTTTTTATAATATCATAATATTGTGATACATGAGCGTATTGGGCTAAATCTCTTCCAGTGTTAGAACATATCATCCTATAATCCCTATCGAGTCTTTTAAATGAATTAAACGGCATTAAACTAACCCCGTTAACTAAATCTTTAGCTTCAACATAGTTACAACCCCTTAACATAATTTTATGGTCAGGTGTACACCTAAAACTTGAACCGTCATCTAACTTAACCTCAACTAACTCTGCATTTTTTTTACTTACCCAAACATTAGAACAATAAGATGTTACTACTTGACCAGTTTGTGTTTGGATAGAATAAACAGGTCCTTTATAATTCTCTTTCTCTAACTGAGCAATACTAACAGCGTTTCTTCCATCTGCAGTAGCAACTAATGTATCACCTACAAAACAACAGGGATTTGTTCCCCAGGACTTATCATTTGATAGGTAAATTCCTGGTTCACCTGCACCTGACAGTTCAATTCTTTTCCACAATTCCATAAAGAAATCTTTAGTGATTTTATGTCTAATAAGAACCGCTGAATTATTTGATCTACCCCTTTGTGGGTTAGTTTCCCACCAGTTACCTGTTTTACAAGAAATCATTTCGTCATCATCTGCACTAAATAGACTAATTAAAGCTGCCCTACGAATACCACCAGCTAACACTGCGTCAGCAATGTAACATACAATATCATGTGTTTCAAGTGTGGATAAATTTTCACCATCAGATTTACTTTCTAAAATACCTTTTATTTTAACAATACATTCCTTTAATGGTTGTGGTCCCGGTGCTTTACCACCAGAAGTAACTAATCTAGCCCCTTTTGGTCTAATGTCCGAAAAATCAAATTCTATACTAGAACTTCTTTTATCGCCAATATATGATTTCATCAATACTTTAATTGAGTCAGCCCATCCTTCGATTGAATCCCCAATTAAGAACCTTCTTTTTCTTTTACTATATGGTTTATTTATTGGTTGTAGTTTCTCTACATGATGTTTTTGTACTGAGTACCCAACACCTGTACCACCTAAAAGTAAAAACATTGTCTCACTAAACGACTCTACTGAATCGATAGGTAAAAACGCACAGTTATAAACTCTGTTAGGTGATATCTCAATAGACTTACCAGCGAATTGCATTGATCTCATCGATGGTAAAACTTTTTTATCATATACAAATTTATACTTTTCTTCTATTTCATCTTTTAATTCAGGATATTTCTTAATGTGCATATTCTTATTTCTAGTCACCAATTCTTCCCATGTCTCTCTCCTATTCAATTCGGGTAGGTATTTAGCGTATTTCATATACACTGTGATATCTGATAATATTTTATTTGTTATGTCCATATTCTTTATTTTTTTTGTGTTTTTATTTAGATCTTAAGGTGAGTATTTCCTTAACGATTGATTTAAAATCGTTTGTTACATTTAAATAACTTAATTAAGTTATCCTCCTCCTGAAGTCGCTCTGTTTTTATTTATAACATCCGTTATAAAGTTCGCATCTTTCTTCTTTGTACCTTTTTCAAAGTCTAAGAAAGATACGTCACTAGAATCATTAGTATCGATTACAAGTGTCCCATTATCAAATAAAATATCTTCAAATATAACACCATCTTTACCGAATCTAGATTTAAGAATCGCCATAGTGGCTCTACCTTCTTCTTTTTGTTCTAAAGTTTTAGCTACTGAAACAATGAAATGTCCGATTTGCCCCTTTTTAATAGAACCACCAATCATATCCGCTTGTACAACATTCGCCCCAATAGAACTTCTGTTTCCTTGTATCGCAGTCCAACCAACAATATCCAATTCTGATATCATAGTTTCAAATTGTCTCATAACATTACCTTCACCTGACCATTCATCTTTAAATTGTTTGGTAGGTGCAATACAATCAATGTAATCCACAAAGACAACATCAGGTTTCATACCATTAGAAGTCAATTTCCTTAGATATTGTTTAATCTGAGGTATTGTTGTTCCATCACTAGCCATTTTCTTTAAGATAAGGTTACCTTCTTTACTCTTAAGGGTGGGTAACAATCTTTTAACTTCTTCTTTGTTTTCTGTTAAATCACTTAAAGGTATTTCAGTCCAACATGTTAAATGTTTTCTCTGTATAACTTTTGGGTTATCTTCAAAAAAGATTTGAACTACATTGTATCCTAAATTATAAGCAGTATTAGCCATTCTAGTAACCAAAGTAGTTTTCCCAACTCCAAATGGAGCCAATATAACCCCTAACTCACCTTTAGCCAATCCACCATCCATAAGGTTATCTAAACCTACGATACCAGTTTGTATTGGTGACCTAAAGTCA